CGAGAATGCAAATGATAAAAACCGGCCTGTCAACTGGTTTTACCAATTAGGCCAAAGGTTTGTCAAGTATACAATTCCCTTTAATTGATTCACTGAGCGACAGAAATTAACCGCCCCGCCCGGCTGGGCAATGAGGCTTGGCTGATTCAATACCCCGCACCGAAGTCGCCGCCGCGCTTGAAAAGCTACGATCTGACTGGTCTCGCCAAAAAATAGAGGCGATTGACCCATCAGAATCACTGTACCCTGACCAACAGGGGCATAATAGTATGGTTGAATGTTTTATTCAGGACTTGGACGCCGTAATCACCAAGCTCGGCCTTGCGCCAACTACGGATTCACCCTTGGCCTCATGAACTGCAATTCAAATTCCCCGGCGTAATCTTGCCTTCGATCCAGCATCGGCATTGGTTTGAAAACTGGCAGCGGCTCAGGCTTTGCGACCGTGACATGCTTCCCTGTTTGCGGCTTTAAGTGCCAGGTCACACCGATTGTCGGCGAAAACCCACTACCTGACAGCCAGCCCTTGTTTGCGCCCGTTGGTTGATAGAACCGAAAGCGTGTAAAGCCTATGCCGGTATGCAGCGAAAGACGCGGGGAGAGTCGCCAGAAGTAGCCTACACTCACACCCCAGCCGCGAGTTCGATTCTCCGTGCTGTCGGGCAGATAGGTAATAGCCGAAACAAACAGCGTGTTATCCAGCGCACTACCGCCAATCTCAAGCTTTGGTGAGTATCCGAATTTGGTATAAGTTGGATTGCGCTGCTGAGCAAACGCCACGCCAGCCCCAGCAAAAGGTTTGATTGCCCATGACTGACCGAAGGGTAAACCAACGCGAGCGTGAAAACTGCCACGCAGGATAATGCCCGAATCAAGATATGCCTTGCGCTGCCAATCCACACCGAACGACCCGCCAACGAAAACACGCCGCTTGACGGCAACCTGCTTCCAGAACGAAGCGGAAGCTCCAATCGTAAAATTGGAATAACCAGCACCGTAACTTTTCGGGAAGCTGACACTGGCGCTCACGGTATCAGCCGGAGCCTGCGCCGAAGCCGTGAGAGTTGTGAAGACTAGGATTGCTAGGACTGCAATGCGTTTCATTGTTATTTCCTTGTGTGGGGCACAATAGAATTAACCAACCAGCCACGTTGAGCCATCTGAGTATACTGGAACCCCAACCGCCCCACCACCTGTTACAGCAGAGCCAAATACAGGCGTCAGAGCGTCTGTAACGAAAGCCCTTGCACCCGCTCCAACAGTTGCGGCAGCGGGTAAAGCCGCGACGGTGTAACTGGTCATTTTTGCTGTTCCGCCAACCACTGTTAGTCCGGTTGCGTAGGTCTGCGCGGTAGTTCCCGATGCTGCCGCAATTGGCGAGCGCAGGATCAATGTGGAGAGCGCACCGGTTCCCGTGCCAAGCCCGCTTTGGACTGTTCCATTCGCGCCCGCGACGTTGGAATCAGTGCCGCCGCGTGAGCTTTCGCCTATGGTGAAGAAATTGGCGACTGGCGTGGCGTTGTTGGCTGCCCCTTGAACGATGGACGCGGTGGTGAGACGGCGTAAGGTCAAGTCTTTAGTTCCGTTCCAGCCATCTGTCGTATTTGCCCAAAGTATGTTTCCGGCTGCCGGGAGATTTAGGGCGACGCTTGTCAGATTGGAAGACGATGAGCCGCCAGGGCCTCTCACTCTGATCTGAAATTCGGACATGTCGGCTTCTGAGGTACTGCCTACAACCAGACCGTTGCTGATTCCCACGCGGTTGCCGTTGACGTTCGGATCGTGGCTCAGCACTAACATATCAGCAAAACCAGTGCCATTAACCTGCCCCTTAAACACCAGCCTGTTAGATGGGCCGGTTGTTTGCTGGACGGGCTGCACCTCTGCTACCCACTCGACTGTGCGACTTGCGGCGGGCGTCGTGGCAAACCCTTGCGCTACGAGTCGCACACGCGGGCTGTACTGTTGAGCGCCTGCTGCTGCTGCTGTGGTGTTTCTAAAATGTAACCCAGCCCCATCTGTTTGAGTAGTGCCCAATCCAGCAAATGTATGCTTTAAAGTATTCGAAGAACTTCCAACAATATCAACAGCTCCTGTTAAAGTAGATGTTCCGGTAAGTGCCCATCCACCAGTTCCAAAAGGGCCAACTGTAGAACCGTTAACCCTACCAAAAAAACCAGAAGTTGTTGACCACAAGTCACCATCAACTGGAGAACTTGGTGCTGTTCCGTGTGGTATTTTTAATGATGAGTAGCTTGTAGTTCCGGCCTCGAAAGAAACAGGACCATTGCTAAAAGTAAAAGCAGGAGCATCAAAGTCAAGTGACGCTGTAGCCCCTAAAGTAAATGCATCTACGTTGTTAATTGTAAACGTATTACCATCGCCATCTAATAAAACTGACGCACTTGCTAAAGTACCTCCATTAGTTAAACTAAACTTATCATCTAAAGCAGTTTGCAAATCAGTCTGGCTTGAAAGCGTTCCTGTAATACTTCCCCATGAACCTCCACCAGAAGGAGCTGCCCATGAAGGAATACCACTGGCTAAAGTTAAAACGTGCCCGTCTGTTCCTGCTGCAAGTCGTGTAAGATACCCGCTTGAATTACGATAGTAAATATCTCCGGTAGCGTCTGATCCTAATTTTAGAGTTGTATTACCAGCATTAAATTCCAAATATTGAAGTGCCTGCCTGCCAAAAAAAGCATAGTCTTTAGCGGAAATTAATATTTGTGCCGGATTGTTACCTATTCCCTGACCTATCCTAAAATTATAAGTTTGAGTGGGATCGTATATATATAAATCTCCAGTGATATTATTAGTGCCTGATTTGGAAATCTTAGCATCTAAAGCGGTTTGTAAATCTGTTTGACTTGATAAAGTTCCTGTAATACTTCCCCATGCTCCACCGCCTGATGATGTTGAACTAATAACAGGATTTAAAGGATCTGTTTTATCTATGGAAATATTTGAACCAGCAATTACATCATGAATAAATCCTTCAACAACCTGAACGCCTACAACTTCTCCATCTTCAATGGTTACATTAACATTATATGTATCGTATATAATTATATTACTCATTCTCGTAGTAGAAAAAAGCAGGGCCGCAAAGCATTGTTTTATTAGTATCTAAGCAAAGTAACTCCCAGTAGTATTCACCCTCTTTAATATCCGTTTGTGTTATGTTTACAGTTGCAGTGATCTTGTTAGTCGCTGGAAATGTCAAACCGAAACCAGCGTAAGAAGTTAAAAGAGAAAATACGTCTTTCTTATTACCTGCGTTTTTCTTTACAAATAACTCGTAGTCTTTATCTGAAACTGTATAGGCATCACCAGCGGAATCTAAAAAAGTAAACGTAACACTTCCGGCCCTTGCTATTCTGAATCGAAGGGTTAGTTTTCCAGTGTATCCAGGATCAAAACTAAGATTTTCCATTACCAGTTACAGGCAAAAGTAGCCGTTCCTTTCATTCTTATTTCTTCAGCAACAGGGGAAAACGTCATTAGGATTTTATCCCCTGCGGTTGACCAAGTGGTATGAGTTATGCCTCCTTGATTGATTATAGGAGTATTCACAGGATCTTGATCGGCTACGCCTAATTGAACCGATCCGCTAACCAAAGTTAATGCGAGTGTTACTGGTTCGCTTGACTTGTAACTTCCTTTTATCGTGAATCCTGTTTCCGTTGTTGTGCTTGTAATCAAAGCCCCACAAGGGTAAGCTGTTGGTGTTGCCATGTTAATCGTTTGTTATAATTGCCTTATTTACTTTTAATAAACTATCTGAACTTTTATCTACCGCGCTAATCGCAAAACTGTAAACAGTCTTACAGTCATCAGACCACTTTGGAAACTTTGTAGAATCCTTAGCTTGTTCTAACTTCATATAGTTGATCATGTAATCCTTATACTTAGTAGATACTCTTAGTATATTCTTTTCTAAAGAGTACAGTTTTACATCTTCTAAAATTGTTGAATTCTCATCTAAGAATTGACGAAATCCTGTAGGGGTTGCGTCTGACTGTGAGAATTTAAGATAATGAAAACACGTCTGCCAAGCGAGATAATCCTTGATATAATCTGTGTATAAACTATCGTTATCCGTTGATAGCGTGTCTTCATCAACTTGCGTTTCTATCTCTGAATAAAATTCAGGGCCAAGAATATCTTTTAAATCCTGTTGTGCCAACTTAAGACACATGGAATACTTTTTATCATCAGTGTTAAGAGATAAAAAACACTCCTCATTAAGATATGATATTTCAAGCAATGGTATCATCTTCCTCTGGGGTTATTAACCAAGCGTTTACGTCCTCATCACTAAAAGTAAATCCATTCTTTAGAAGTTGTTTTGCCTGATCGTATGTTAATTCATTTTTATTAAACTTCCTTACAATCCTTTGAATACCCTCTAACTGCCTACCTGTTAAATTCTTAAGCGTGTTATTTACCGCTGTCTCATCAGGGATAGGCTCGTTAGTAGTCGGGTCAATTTGTGGTGCTTCGCGTTTAAGTTCGATTTCAAAGTTCTTAGTAACAAACTCCTGTTTTTCCAAATCGTTCATGAAATTCCAGACCAGTTCGTTTATTTCAACCGGAACCGAAGCTGGACGGTATGGTTTAATTTCTACACGTCCTTTTACTGGGTTACCTTGTCCTATATAATTAGGAAGTAAAACCTCGTTGTAGTAATGTTCTAATTGTTTACGCTTCCAATCGGTACGGCTTTGCATCATTTCTACTGCCTTCTGAAAACTTGCACCGTCTGATCCTAAAGAGTTTTCACTCTGTGGAAGGTTAGCAAGTATGGCAGGTGTTTTAGTACCTATCGTTATGCCCCGTATAATCGAAGCATAAGTCCCCTGTAGTAAGTCTGAATTCGTATTTGTCGGAAAGTTCTGAATCTTTGCAGCGCTGTCCTGATTCTGTGACCATAGAACCATCGCAGTCCCAGCCTTTTTAGCACCTGAGAAACTTTCAGACATCATTTCGTTAAACTCCTCACCTACTGTCTTAGTGGATTTAGTTCTTTTAACTCCGTCCGTTCCCGTTTCGGTTTCTTGATACTTTGGATTAGTTGACCAATCCGATGGGTTACCGATTACATTTATAAGCGTTGATTGAAAGAATCCGTTCTCTAAATTCTCATCGTGGAACATTTGAAGTTTACCATCTGCCTTAATCCACCGTTCCGCGCTCCAATATTTAGGGCGTGGGTAGAATCTATAAAGGGGTGACTTAGTTCCGTAGTAGTAAACCTGGCCGTTAAAATCCTTTTTAAATTCAGACATTTGAGCCTTTAGAAGTTCAGGATTATAAAGCCCGTATGTAGTTGTGAATTCCTTTTTAAACTCACTCGTTCCCCAAAAAGGATTGTGTTTTACATACAACATTTCAGGATCGGTGTCCTGTTCAGGTTTAACGAATCTCAAAGCGTCAAACTCAATGTAATAGGCGTTAGTTATACCGCCTTCAGGATTGTATTTATGGTTAACCGAGAACCCGTCAAGCTTTGAAAATATATCTGATAACTCGTAATGTAATTCTAAAAGAGTTTGGCCTGATTTGTTTATCTTTAGTTTCTCAAGTTCGGGATCAGTGAACCCACCGCCCTTAATAAAATCTGCCTGCAAATCTAAACACGCTGTTGCCGTTGGGCTTTCGTCTACTGCTTTGAGAACTTCTAAAGGAAATGAATCATGTTCACCCCAAACAATAGTACCTTCATCAAAACGCTTCGAAGCTGTTGTGGCCGGTGATCTTTTTAATGCTTTAGGAATAACTTGCCCCTTCCCGATTTGAAACATGGTAGGGGACGGGGAACTATGCTTTTTATTCGGTTTTCTCACATTCAAAAGTACCTATATTCAATCGGTTACTTTTGAAAGGTAAAGTATGTGTTTACCACTTTTTAAGAGGGCACTCCTCATCTTCTAATCTTGATTTGGCAATCAGCGGACAATAACAATCACCACAAACAAATAAAACTCTGGCCTCGCACGTCTGGCAAATTTTACGCCTTGCCTTTGCGAATGGTGGATCGTTAAAACTGATTACTAAGAACCAGCCGGTAAGTATTCGTAGGATTTTTCGTAGTATTCTTTCCATTCTTTTATTCTCCTTTGGTCATCGTAAAGATAATGACTTCCTAATCCTAAAGTCCTGTTTAAATATCCCATCCGTTTACGGTACTGTGCGTGACGTTTTACTATCCTTTCAGGGCCACCGATACAACGGTAATGAAATAAAGTAAGTGTTTCGGGTGAGTAAATTACCTCCCCTTTAGGATCGCATTTATGCGCCCCGTACGTGTAGTTTATAGCGTTTATTTTCTTAGGTGAGAATATTACACTCTTTGAATAATTTTCATCCCAGTGACCTCTATTGATCTCAAAAAAGGATTCACGTGGAACATCATGAGAGTATATATTAAACCCTTTGGTTTTAAAGATCGTGCCGTTAAAGTCGGTAGGTTGTTGAAGGATCTCGTCAGCGTCTACGATTATCACAAAGTCAGCGGTTGATTTCTTCCAAGCGTTATTTTTAACCTTGAGATATTCAGCGTCATTTAACTCCCCAGCACGGCCAAACATTCTAACTTCGCAGCCCATTTCTTCAGCTATCTCCCTGGTACGGTCATCTGAGAAGTTATCATATAAGATAACCTTAGAAAACGCCTGATAGTGTTTAATCGTTAGCGCGATTGTTTCAGCCTCGTTCCAACAAATTATATATGTTTCAATATCAGGTTTTTGCATGCTTCGTAGGTAAAATATTCCTCATAAACTAAAGGCAAAAGCGCCTGTTTGTACTTGATTTGATCGGGTGAAATCGCTCTTAATATCTTGTCAATGTTCTTTACCTCGTGTGGCTCAATTAAAACCCCGTAGTCGAATCCTTTATTGTGGGGTATCATTGGCCGGTCTGAGACATAAACAGGGATTGAGCCGTATTGTATAGCCTCCATAAGCCTAAAAGAAGTAACCCCGTAACCCCTCGGACAAAGAGTAAAGACAGACTTAGAAAGGTAAAAACAGAACTCCTGAATAGGCATATGAGAAGTAGACGTAAAGTAACCAGCCTTCTTAGCTACTCCTAATAGTTCCTTCCTTATCGGGTGGTTTAAAGCGCCCATGAAGTTACAGAATACATCTTTAGTCGTAGTAAACGAGTACGGGTGGGGCTTTGCGGTTAACGGAAGTGGGTAGTCGTACTTACCGCCTCCCATTCCAAATACTTGGCAATCAATTTTACTCAAGTCATTGAGTATTCCGTCATCGTATTGTACAATCGTAAAGTATTTTTTAGACTTGTCTAAATTATTAATAAAGTCTTGAAGTTCCTGAATCTTGCGCCTGTCTTGCCCGTAGTTGTGATTTACGTAGTATGAAGTCCAGAAGATTGGAAGGTATTTACGTTCTTCTAAAAATTCAAGATCTCCCGTAAAGTCATAAACTTTATAAAACCACTCCTCAAAGATCAGATCGTTATTCGGTGGGTAATCTACCCTTATGTGTGGCCTGAATTGTTCCGGTACTTGTATCATTTTATAAAAAGTGCATCGCCCCATTTCCAGTGAGCGAATAGTTTCTGTTCTGCTTTCTTAAATCCGTACTTGAATAAGTATTTTTCAATCTCAGGAAGTAAAGCACACCCCTCGTAAACGTAACCAGTATTCACCTCCAAGTAAGCAAATTTAAAGTCCTTTATTAAGTCGCCCATGCCTTTAAGGGCCAACATCTCAGCACCCTGAATATCCATAACTACCATATCCAAGCCGCTTAAGTTGTGTGATTTATAAAGGCTTTCAATAGTAGTAGTAATCATTTCGTAATCCTTAACATAATGAACGTCAGGATGCGCTTGTTTGTGAGTCCCTAAGTTTAGGAATGAAGAACTTTGAGCTTCATTGTTCGATTCGTGGAATGTTACCTTCTGGCCTTCTGTATCGCTTACACAGGCATTAATACAGGCGTGTCCGTACTTTGCCACATTAGAAACTAAATCGCTGTAAACGTGTCCTAATGCCTCAACCCAAACAACGTTATTAATCCCGTGTTTATTGTAGAATTTAGCCTCCTGCCCTCGGTTGGCGCCTACGTGTAGAATGCCTTTAGGCTTTCCGTAACTGCGAACTATCTTATCGAAATCTATGAGCATTTTGATTTGATCCAGTTATAAGTTTTTTCTATCCCTTCCTTCAGTGGTTGACTCGGACGCCATCCTAATTTTTGTTCTATTAAAGTATTATCTGAATTCCTTCCCCTCACTCCCTGTGGCCCTTCGATATGTTTTATATTCACTGATTTACCAGCTATTTCAGCGATCATCTTCGCTAAATCATTAATGCTTATCATTTCATCAGATCCGATATTAACCGGCCCCATGAAATCAGATTCCATTAATCTCCTTACCCCTTCAATACATTCATCAATATAGAGAAAGCTCCGCGTCTGCTCCCCATCTCCCCAAATCTCAACTTCACCATTACTTAACGCTACCTTTCTGCACAACGCAGCCGGAGCTTTCTCTTTACCTCCTTCGTATGTCCCCTCAGGGCCGAAGATATTATGAAAGCGAGCGATACGCACATTCAAATCGTAGTTTCGATTGTACGCTAAAAATAACCGCTCGCTAAAAAGTTTCTCCCATCCATATTCTGAATCTGGGTTACCTGGATAGGCTTCATGTTCCGCTAATGCATATATAATATCATTTGCAACAGTTGTAACTTGATACTTTATTTCTGCCTGTAATTGCTGCGGATACATACAGGCGCTTGAAGAATAGAATAGTTTCTTAACTCCATACTTAACAGCCCATTCAGCAACATTCAAATTAATTGTCGCGCTGTTATGCATTACGTCTGCATCGTGTTCTCCTGTGAAAATATATCCAGCCCCGCCCATGTCAGCGGCAAATTGATAAACTTCATCAAATGGTTTTTTAAGTGCAAATGCTTCGGGTAGATATGTAAACATAAATCTAAATGCATCATATTGTAAACGCATCACAGCCTCAACATTTCTATTATCTCTCAGGTCGTAAATCAAAAATTCATCCGCTTCTGATTTGCTGAAGTCTGGATATTTTAAATCAACACCTCTGACCCAGTAGCCTTCAGACTTCAATCTTTTAACCATCCATCCCCCCACAAATCCGCCAGCGCCTAAAACCAAAGCTGTTTTCATATCTCTATCGCAAAGATTAAAGTGTATTTAAAATACTCGGTTTCAGGTACTTCATTCCACCACGTTAAAAGATTTGGAACTATTACCGTGTGCCTTTCTACTGTCTTTCTTTTTTTGTCGTGTTCATCAAAAGTAATAAGGTACTGTTTCTTTTTAAATAGTTTGCTCATTTCATTCTTCTTAAATTATCCATTACTCTATTGAATAAATTACCAGTCTTTCTTACGTGTGTCTGGTAGTGGCTTTTCTCCTCCCTGAATCCGTGGTTAATTCTGTGGTGATATTCTAACCCTTTCAAAACGTGGATATTAAAACCAGCGTCTAACCACCGATAATTTTGAAAGATTGTATCAGCCGTCCAAGGCTCTATACTTCCATCCCAAACCTTTAAATAATTATCCCGATTGACAAAGTAGTTCATTGTATTAATCAGACAATCAAACCTAAGTAGTCCCACAAATTTACGGACGTTATTTTTAGTTATTATGTGATCTGAAAAATGTCTATAGTCAAAACTGTGAACGTAGTCAGGTGCGTATATTGTTTCCGGTTTCCATTCCTTTTCGTACACCGTATCAATGTACTTAGTTGTCATTATGTTATCGCTGTCAAAGATAATCACATACTCATTGGAAGCCAAACTAATGGCGTATTTCTTATTCCTGTAACATCCTAAATTCTTTTGATTCTTAAATAGTTTAACCTTTGGATGATTGCAATAAGCCTCTACTTTCCTTAAGATGGATTGAATACTTCCGTCATCTGTTACTATTATCTCACTTACCCGATCATCATTCAAAACCTGTTCAAAGGACTCGAATAACATCCGGTCTCGGTTGTAGTTAGTAATACAAAGGCTTAATGTTTTACCCACCATACGTTACCGTCCTCTTTATGGACTGTTTTAATTGTTGAAGGAAACCATTCATCAACAGCGCGCTTAATACCTGGATAATTAGGATGATCGTAGTCATGCCCCGCAATAATTCCTCCACGCCTTACTATCTCTTTCCAAAGGTAAATATCTGTATACAAATCCTCATACCTGTGACGAGCATCAATAAACACAAAATCTAATTCAATCTTGTTATTGAAGAAAGAAAAAGCCGCATGACTTGAAAGCCTTAAGAATTGCGACCGATCACCACCGGCCCGTTTCAATCGTGCCTGCGCGAAGCCGTTTAATTCTTCGTAATCTGCCTGTGAAAAGTTTCTTCTTTCAGGTGGTGGTGTTGTGTAACCGTCAGTATTGTTATGCTCCCAAGTGTAAGGATCAATAGAGTACAAAGTTTTAACCTCTGTATTCTTCAATATAGCTTCGCTGTGCCCTCCGTAAGCTACGCCTATCTCAGCGCCTACCTTATACCCGAATTCGTTTATAAGTCTCGGTAATACGTGGTAATAGGATTTACCCCATCCATCATCGGCCCCAGCGGCCATCTTTACTAAGTCGTCAAATATTGCCATTTGAAATTATACATTGATTGTAATTTTCCTCTACAAACCTTTGATATTGCACTGGTGTCAAAACCTAATGATTCTTTTATATCCCTAAGAGAATCCCATGAATTAATTAATTCTCCTGAATATTGATGAAATTTAGCCCCATGCTTTAATAAAGAGTAATGTAATTTTCTCTGAGATTTAACATGATGTAAGTTTACATAGCATCTAAATCTTCTGTCTATGTCAACAGACTGGCCAATATAAATTTTACCTGTTGGTGAGGTAATCTTATAAATTCCACATTTTTTATGCATACTACAAATCTAACGAAAACAAATTTGTATCCACTCTTTAGGAATTAAATCTATACAGTCATGTTTTACCCCTGCTTCCATGCCGAACCAGTTACCACGCTTGCATGATGGGCTTATAACAATCTTATCCGGATTAGTATTTAACCAAGCTGCCCACCATGAAAAAGAACTATTAGCAATTATGTTATGACCGCACGAAGCCATTAAAGACATATCCTCGAATTCGTTGCGGCCTTCTGAAAAATTCATTTGTGAGGCTTGCTGTAATGGATATGGTAATTCTTTTTTACACCATTCAATATCATCTGAAAAAACTAAAAGCTTTGGCCTATGAAAGTTTTTAATAGCCTGAACAAAATATTCAATAGTAACAGGTGGAAAACTCCCTGAGTGCTGCACATAATCACCCCTCCTAACATGAATAGAAACATAATCCCGATAACCTTCAACAAATGGAAGTTGTAAATACTTTCTTACTTCATCCTTAGCGTTCTCGAAATACTTTTCGCTTTGCCAGAAGCCTACAAGCTCGCAGCCGTTTGGATGGAAAGGGATTTCATGATAGTTGAATTCCATGCCAGCCCATTCTTCTTGAAACTCTGTATATGCTTTGAAATAGGAATCACAAGCAGGTAGATTAGGAAAGTATTTATCTACCTGAAAGGCATTAAACCCTCTTTCCTTGTAGCCTTTTTTTATTCCCCAGCCTACATTGTGCTTTTTAGCGTACCCGATACAGGCCGCTATCTGGAACATATTATTACCTAAACGACCAATAAATCGGGGTTTAATTAGTGGCTTCAAAGATTAATTACTTTTAGTTTCTTATCATTTATCCAAATAGAAAATAGTCTTTCCAATATAAATGGCGCTATTGGCCAGTCATTCCTTCCGCTACACTTCCGGTAATATTCTGCCTCCTCTTTACTTTTCCTTTTAGCATAGTCAGCATCCACGAAATAAACATCGCGGGTACTAATATAATCAATGACAGGATTAAGGCAATCAGTAACGTAAGACTGATATAACTCTTTAGTAGCAATGAAATGATTTTCATAGATCACATGGTTTAGCCTTGCAGGGATTTTAATAAAGGTGCGTAGGTCATTAATCGCATCAGTCCACGCCTTACCATGCCACTTAGTAGCCAAACCCAAAGCATCATGCGAAGGACTGCGGGGGGTAAGTATTGCAACATCGAATTCACTATTTAATATCTTCTCTTTGGTAAGCGTCTTATCTTGTAATCTAAAACTATCTCCCCTTTTCTTTTTTAGCCTCCATGAACATACGGAAATAAGATCAGCGTCACACTTCGGTACAAGTTCACTAATGACGGAGTTTTCAAAGTACGGAGTAAGAACCGTGTTAAGATATGGAGTCGCAAAGTCGTAGATTTCTTTCTTCTGGTCATCTTTAAAATAGATTTGAATGAAGTCTATTTGTTTAGCCATTCCTTAACCTTTGTAAAACAAACTCCGCAGTTCGCTTTTAATCTCGTGCCGTTTGAACTATTGTAAGCATCGAAGGCAAGCTGCCAAAGTTTTTCCGATCCCTTGAAGCGATTTATTAAACCGCTTTCATTTAGCCGTTTAAGTATCTCCTGTTTATCCATAAACAAAAAAACCAGAGTTCAGCCCATTTGCGAAGCATCCCCCTGGTTTCCCTTTACCTAAACAAATCGTAGCCATGAAATAACGTTGCAAATGTGCCTGCAAAGTTAAAAGGCTTTTTTTATTTTCCTAATTAAATTTCAAATGCTTCCAAATAATCCAACGTCTGCTGGTAGGTAGCCTGTGCAAAACGCAAAGGTTTTGTAAGCTCCTGACCACTCAAAGTAATTGTATCAGTTGTATCAGAATCAGCGGTCTGTCCGCTATTCTGCGACCCTGCTTCAGCTGTTAGTCCATTACCGGCACCGTAAATAAAGAACTCTCTATTGTTGGTACTTGCAATGATTATCACATCGTTACCGAGTGCTAACTGTTGAAGGCTTACGTCATCCGCTGTTGAATTGGCCAGCAATTTAGCTGTGAAAGTTTGTTTGTAACTTTTATTACCACCAGCGGCTACCGATAATTCTGAACCGGCTGAATGTGCAAATTTGTTACCGTCAAACCTTACTAAACCACCGTAGGCTCCAAAATCAAGCGTGCTTATATCTGCGGTCTGTGTCAGACTGATCTGCGTATCAAGTTGGCTTTTGTACGTAACCCAAAAGGTTAAGTCCATACCGCCAACCCGAAGAAGATCCGCGCAGGTGTTTGTGATTCCGTTCTCTACGTTACAAGCCATAATTAATAAGCTATAGTTTGAAGATCGCAATGCAGGTAGTTATACCCGAACTTCATGTTACCTTCGAAATAGTACTTTCTATCCTTACGATCGAAAAAGCCTTCAACCTTGTTAAGATCAGCGCCATTCTCAACTCCAAGGATATGATTCTGCTTAGTAGTATAAAGTACCAAGTGCTTAGAAGTAGCTGCAAGCGGGTTAGTGCTGTCATCCAAAAGCGTATCCCAGTATCTGATAGGCATAACTTCAATTCCTTTGAACATCAAAGAGTTAAGTCCTTTCTGTTGGTTAGTAAATGCCTGTTCTGTTACTGCTCCTGTTGCTGCCAATGAATTGTAGTAATTGTCATAGATAGAACCAGTTACATAGAATTTCTTCTGTGAGTTAGGTATCTGCTTTAACAAGTTGTTAGACTGAATGTGTACAGCCTCAAGGGTAGCCAAAGCCTCACCAGCGGCAAGGTCAGCGGTTGCTAAAGATGTACCTGAAGCACGTCTAACGCAATAGTTTGAAGCGCCTGCGGTGTCAATCAAACGAGTCCACAAACCGTCAATAGTATTCCAATCTGCAGAAGATGAAGCCTGATCACCGAAAGATACACGTCTGAAAATGTCGCGTCTTACAGCGTCCTGAATCAACTGAGTGATAATAGAAGCTACTGGAGTACCGGAAGGATCAAATTCCTGAATGCCGTTCTTCAACCACTCTTGAGCGAGATAGTTGTAAGATTCAGCTAATTGATTGGTAAAATCATCCTTACACCATTCCAAACCAATCTCAAACTCCTCAGTTTGAACGGTTGCGTTAGTGATGTCCTGAGTGCCTGAAAATACACGGGTACAACCAGTGTATGGTTTCAGAATCTTTGAAAGTTGAGTAAGCAAATTATATTGCTTCTTATACTTGATTCCCTGGTCAATAGTGAAAATATCACTAAGCGCAGGGGTATCTTCTGTTGGTTTAAATGATACGTCTGTCGATAGAATACCGGGGTACGTATAGTTAAAATTGGTTTCTAATGCTGATGCCATGTTAATTTTGTTTTGTGGTTAAAAAAGTTAGACCGGCTTTAGCGAAAATTTCATCACGCATTGCCTTGTCGTTATCGTTTTCCTGCATTGCAGGTTGTTTTGTGAATTGTGCTGCCGCCTTTGGGGCTTTGTCGCTTCCTACTGTTATTTTCTTCATCTCGTCAAATTCAGCTTTAACTTTTCCTAAAGCCTGAACTGCCGTATTTGAAGTAGTTCTCAATGCTTCAACTTCTGCCTGTAGCGTCTTAATCATTTTCTGATCTTCTGTTTCCATTGGCACCTGTGGGGCCGCTGGTTTAACTTCTACGATCATCCCTGATGCATCAACTACGATTACAGAACCGTCTGCCATTGTGTATTCACCGGCCGGCATTACCATCGCTTTAGCTGGTTCAGCTGGTTTTGGTTCTTCTGGTTTAGGCTCCATTGGCGGAACTTCTGCCACTGCCTCAGTTGGAAGGACTTCTTTAATTACTGCTTCCATCTTCGCAACGAAAGTATTGAAAGCGTCTTTTATGTTGTTTTCCATTTTTATTGGTTTTCCTATTGCGACCGCTCTAAGTGGGTCAATCACTCTGTCAACGAAACCATACTTCTTAGCTTGGTAAGCAGTCAGGGAAGTTTCTTTTCTCATCATCTCTTTTATCTGTTCAAGTGATAAAGGAGTTACGGATGGGTCTTTAGCAAAAGACTTTTGATTCTTCATCAAATAAGCATTTGCCATATCGTTTTCGATATTCCTGAGACTACTGGCTCCGCTTTCCATGTCATCGGCTGTGCCTTGAATGCCTGCCTGTGGAAAGTGTATCATGTACACTGACGGGTTATAAATCTCTACCTCATCCCCTGCTAATGAAAGAAACGTAGCCATAGACTGGGCTTCGCCTTCAATTCTTGAAATTATTTTCTTGCCGCTGAGTTTAAGCATGTGATACGCATTATAACCTGCGTACACATTACCTCCGGGAGATTGGATGTGTAATGTTATTTCACTCGCTTGTTGATTGATTGGTAAACTAAGTTTAGAACTTACCTCATTGTGGAAGGTATCGCTCATTTCTTTATCTACCCAAATATGCCCCTCGTTCATCCTCGCGTCTTTTCAGATACGAAAATAAATGAGTTTTTTAGACTAATCTAAAAAAGTAAAGTTACTGTTTACCGCTTTTTGAAAGGATGTTTATAACGGCCTGTTTGGTGAGGCTGAATTTAATCGCGATTTGTTGAAGGGTTGAGCCTGCTGCCCTTGCTTTGTGTATCTCGTAATTTCTTGAAACTAACATACACGGTTTTGAATTATTCAACTTCACAAATTCCTCTAAGCTGTTATATCTCATGCTGTTACTAATGCTTCTTTAAATGAAATCCGTTCGCTTAATTCGGTTGCCTCTTTCCAGCTTGCAACAACTTGTGGCTGTTTGTTTTGCATGGACTTAAACGCAAACGCTTGATTGATCGGGCCTGTGATTGATTGAGTCTCGAGAACTCCACCGCCTGCCATCTTTACCAGATTCCCGTTTACGGTAGTCTTACCACGCCCTGAAATGGGTTCAACGCTTACACGCTCAACGCCTCCTGGGTTATCACCTACCATTAAAAGAGTCGGGCCTTTGGTCATGAAGTTACCTCCACCGGCTGCTGCTGAAAGTCCTACAATCTTAGCAACGTTAGCAAGTCCTAAAGCGATCGTGGTGGCCGCAAGGATAGGGCCAAACAATGGGCCTGCTCCTATTGGCGGTGGTGCTAATGCTGCTGTTGCCCCTCTATATGTATCAATTGTGGCCTGAGCTACGGCAAGTGCTTTATAAGCTGAGGTTTCTTCGTTTATTAAACCTTTGACCTGACTTAGAACAGTATTAGCATTTGAAAGTTTTTGTTGATTAGCTAATATTTCTAATTGTGTATTTTTATTCCTTTGCTCTGCTTCTTTCTGACCTGCTTTAATTTTAGCGTCTAATCCTTTTTGAGTAGCAGCTAAGTCTATTTCAGATTTGATTTTAATCTTCTCGGTGCTTTCATCAAGCATCTGTATTTCCATACCATCCACACGAGCGCGAACATCGCCTAAATCTTCCTTGCGTTGTTTCTCAATGGCTAATTGTTCGTTCTTTTCTTTTAGCTTTTTAATTTCCTCGTCATTGATTCGCTCTATTTCCTTCTGAAACTTAATAGTAGCTTGCGCCCCTGCTGATCTTTGATTAACTATATCGGCTTCAAGTGTTTTAAGTTCTTTTAGTTGGTCGCTGGTTAGTTTACCGTTTGCTATACGTTCTTTGTTCTCTAATTGAAAAGCCTGCAATCTTTGTTCGGCTAACTTGGTTTCCTCAGCTGCTAAACTCTTTTCTAAATCAATGGCTTCTTGAATTGTCTTTCTTTTAGCGGCCCCTTCCTGAGTAATTGCCTTCTCTCTGAGTGCTTGTACTTTCTCGTTTACTTGTGCCCTCTTAAGTATAAAATCATTCTCTCTGTTTTCTATGTCATCCTGAATATTAGCTAATTCTTCCCCTGCACGTTTAGCCGCTTCAATCGCTGCACCGGCTGCCGGACTAACGTAAGCAATAATCTTTTCAACTCCACCTGCGATAAATTCAATTGTATCAAATATAAACCCGCCTACATTCTCAACGATAATCTTTAGTTTCTCAAATACGAAACCTAAAGCGGCTGTAGTTTTTGCAAACCTATCCCCGGCTTCGTCAGATCCTTTTATGTAAGTAACCAAAGCACCGAAAGCCAAAGCCAGTGCCCCAACTACCGCCCCAATAGGAGTAGCTATAAACGCTTTGCTTGCAGTCGTTACAGATTGAACACCCGCAGCTGCCCCGCTAAATCCGGGTACTAATGCCGCTAAACTTCCGGTAGTTCCTTCAAGGCTTTTCTGAATTCCTTTATTTGTATCAATCAGTTTATCGAATTGTGTCTTAACCCCAGTAACTGATTTCTGGACGTTGTTGTATGCGTTCTGTTGTTTCTTTAAAATCCCTTCAAGTCTTACCTGCTCCGAAGCGTATTCATCCAAAGTAACGTTCCCTTTTTTATAGGCATCGTTTAACTCTTTTTGTTCCTGCTTAAGCTGGATAATAGACTTCTTTGTTTTCTCAAGTTCAGAAATAGCATCTCCCTGCTCAATCTGAAAGTCTAATATTATTGTTTCCTTTTCAGTTGCCATATAAATTCACCTCTACCAACGTCCTCCCGTCTTTATAGTTAACAATCGACTCAACCAAAAAGTAACCGTTTATCTTTCCGGTATTCAAGTAAACAAATTTATCAAAATTAAACTTCTGAAACACGGACTCAGGTAATAGCATATTTGCCCGTAACCGTGGCCGCTTAATGCCCTCAGATATGCTTTTAAGGTATCTTTCCTGAAGTGTTATATCAATCTTATCAGGTATGTTTCCATAGCTTAACCCCTGCTTTAAACCGTTTAGGAATGAATAAGGCGTGTATTCTTTGAAGTGGTAAGCGGTTGCGACTGTTCCATAGTTTCCAGTAGTACGTGGGAATGGGGTGTGATTTGTAAACTGATTAGCGTTAATCCGTTTCACGTAGCTTAAAATCCTATTACCAGGTGAACCGTTAGATATTTTCTGAGTGTAGAAAACTCCATCTATGGTTCCATCATAATCGGTATATACTTCTATACTTGTGGACGATGTAGTTTTTACTATTTGATAACCACTATAATTATTTAAAATAGAAAAGTCCTCGACTCTAACTATAAATTCTCTTTCAAATCCATTGAATGGGTATCCTGTTCCAACAAAGACAGCGTTTGATCCACCCATTCCATCTCCATTAGAAACAACGCTTGCAAATGTATATTCCTCATCATCCTCTAAAACAAATAAAGGAATATAAGGAACCGCAATATCCCACCCTTCAGTAAATATAAAATCCTGAACTGGTGCAAACGGTGAAGTATAAACAGTCGTTTCACTGCCATCTTCCTTATCTGTCTCGATATTTAATTCACCGTACTTTAATTCGTTGTTCTTATTGTAAGTGTATATGTTATTGTAAAGTGAGTTCTCATTCTTTTCAGTTTCAAAATAAGGATCGAAATCCTTTTCAGGCGGTTCCTTTACCCTAATGTAGTTATTCTGATTTACGTCATTATAGATAGTAAATGACTTTAAATAATCCGTCCAATCTTCCGCGTCTTCTTTTTTAAACTTGTCAATGATGTTTAATTCTAATGTCATAGAATAAATATCATAAACAGGTACACACCCGAAAGAGATACAAGCCCATTTAATGAAATCAATTGCCTTCATGTTTGGGGCAATCATTTCAATAGTAACATAGGAAAGACCATCCATCTTAGAATAGTTTATCCCTACGTTTGTTTCAGGATTGACTAAATCTGGGCTATCCGGTGTAATTATTAACGTCTTAAAGAATACATCATCCAAAAGAGTGCCCGATATTTTAACTCCTGCTATCTTGGAAATCTCGCTTATAAGTGTGTGAACATATAAGGCAGGATAAATATCTGTTGCATCTTCAGGGGTTGCTGATTCACCGATTAAGGTATTGTAACTTTTACCGAAAGCTTTAAAGCTATTCCTTTGACCCTTAAAGATTATATCAATTAACGGGAATACAATTCCGTAATCACGTGGAGCCGAAACAATAGAGCCAGAAGATACACCCCATGAAGTTTCTATTGCGGTGAAGTTGTTTAAAACTTGTAGGTCTGTATTCCTTACTTCCTTACAATTGAACTGAAAGAAGTTAAACCAGTTACCGTTACCTGAGATAAAGAAAAGGCTTAGTTCCTCCCCGTTATCCTGTTCGATTACTAATTTACCTTTTGATACCGCGTTTCCGTTTCGTACTAAAGTGAAATAGTTTTCAGTGAAAATAGGGCTATCAATCTGATTGTAACCGTAATAACCTAATATTGATCGCGTGTTTGAATTATTGGGAACGCTAAATGAAACCGTTACATCTCCCTTAATTTTGAAGTTTTTAAACGTAGCCACTTGTTTAGTGAATAGAACGTCCTGATCTATTACTAATTCTTGGTTGCTATCGTTTAAGAAACTCGTCATGCTATCTTTTCAACTACTAAAGTAAATCCACTTAAACAAGTTGTTACGGCTGTCGTTTCGCTTCTAAATCTCATCTGAGCCGTTCCAGCGTTTGCCCCTGTTGTTAAAAGTCCATGAACTGTAACCGGATAGGTAGAAGTTGCTGGCATACCAGAACTAACACCAACCGAAGCATCGTCTGCAATAGAATGTCCACCGCTTAACGTTCCTGTACTGGCTAACTGATGGAAGAACTGAACAGATATTGAAGTAACCGCACTTGAAAGGTCAAACTGAAAACCACATCCAGTAGTAGCTGCCGTGGGTTGAACGTTACCCATTGCCCAAATACGGTACTTAGAATTGGCTATATAATTAAAAACAAGTCCTGTTAAAGTTACCGGAGTTGTGTTTGCGCCTGTTGCTTGGTTGCCTGAAAGTGTTGCTACGGTTGGCGCTGAACTTCCTGCATGGGTATGGCTTGAAATCTCACCCGTTAGCTTAGCTTCTATTTCTGCTTTGGTTATATCACTATTCTTTTGGGCGGTGGCCGGTGCGTGTGAACTTGCTATGTGTGTTTGAATATTAGCGTTAGCTGGTTCATAGTTATGGGTATGACTTGTTAAAGAATAACCGCTTAAATCCTGATCGCCCGTGTTAGTCCCTGAAAGACTCGTTACTGCCGCTGGCTTTCCGGTAATATCATCCCATGCTGTAGATCCTCCTGGACCTCCTGAAATAGAAATATTTCCTTCACCATGTATGGGAACATTATTTATAGTCTTTAGTCTTAGCGCTTTTCTTGTCATAGGCTTTGACTTGCTATTTCGTCCGTGTAAGTGATCGTGAACTGAATACCGTATAGTTTATCGGATTCACTGTAAGAAACAAAACTTCCTGAGTCCACTTGTACAGTCCTTCGATCTGTTTTGCTTGTCATGATCTGTACCAAAGGACTTGTTTTGATATACTTCAATGCCTGAACCTGATCTAAAGTAAGATTCTGAGAACGGACTAAAATGGTATTGTGTGAAGTTCTGCTAATGTCTTGTTTGATCGTGTCCGCAAATTCACCGTAAGACTTTGGCCATTCGGTATTAATGTTGTTAGTTGTTTCTTTTACGTCTGAAACATCCACCCCGTATTCCTTTTCGGCTGTGAACTTCCAATAATCATGACCGCCTAAGTAGTTTTTCCATGTCAGGTATAAGTCCTGATTGGAACATTCAGAAGATACTTCGATTGTTTTTACTTCTGATAGTGTTTGGTATCCATTAACAAAATCATTATTAAGTTGTACTGACCCGGAAAGGGAATTAGCGTTTGGCCCTACTGAATTATATGAATAAGAATACGTTATTTGAACAACGTCTTTTGTAGGAGTTGGAAATGCTTGAGAAGCACCAGAATTAGTACCAGAAACACCAACCAAAGAAGTACTTAGTACACTTGTTGTTGTGCCATCTATATGGGTATATGTTATTGATGCAGTTATAGCATCACCAGCGTCAGCGGTGGCCCCTATTTGAATAGTATAAGTATACGTACCAACAACAGCAACGTTAGCAGGTAAAAACCAATCAATAGTTTGAGAAGCACTTGATGAAGAAACCGATGAAGTAGCAAAACTTATACCCTGTGGAAATGTTTCATTATTGTAAGCTACAAGCGTAGCATCTATTCTGTCCTCTGATCCATCTTGTTCTATTTGAATCCTGTAAACTCCATCATCATAATATGATATAGTTTCATAGGTAGTAGTGCCTAAAACACCATTAGTATAGTTTTGTTTTCTCAAAAGAATGGAATAAGGGAACCCATCTAAAATAAATCCTATATCATAGTAATTCCCAACATTGGAATGGTGAATCTATAATACATTTAATTAAAAAAGATTATTACTTTTAAA